TGGCCTGCTGTCGGCGCGCATCGAGGGCGGCGGCGGACGCTTCGGCTTGGCGGCGGATGTGAGCGGCTGTGGCGATGGCGGCATCGCGCTCACACTTGAGCGCCTCGATCTGCGCAGCCTGGGACCGGATCGTGCGGATACCCAGCCATGCACCCGTCACCAGCGTAAGGGCCAGCAGCCCCACGGCGACCGAGCGCCAGCCCAGAAACGTCGAGAACATTGCGGTCTCCAGTGGAATCGCGCGCGGCGAAGCCGGCGGTCGTGGGTTATTATGCGTTACAGACTGTTTGTAACGCTTTAATGGTTGACAGACGCCCTCATTAAGCGTTACGTATCGGTTGTAACGCTTAATGAGGTGCGGGCGATGAGGCGCGGCAGACCGAGGATCGGCACACCGGAAGAGGCGGCGGCCCGACGGCGGGAGAAGACTGCGGAGCGGGTCAGGCGCCTACGGCGGCGGCAGGCCGAGAAGGCGGCAAGCACCCCGGCTCAAGTACCGGCCGCATCCCCGCGTCCGGTACCGCCCCACCCTATCCTCGCCAGCCTTGTAGAGCGCATCGAGCGTCTGGAAAGGGAGTTGCGCAGCGCTCACCCCGACGAGCGGCACTACGCCCGGAAGGATCTTCAGGACGTCTATGACGAAGCCAGCGATATCGGCTTTGACCGCATTGCCCTTAAGGAGGTGGTCCGCCTGCGCAAGATGCCCGACACGGAGCGCCGGGAGTTCGACGAGCTGGTTCGCCTCTACAGGCAGGCGCTTGGGTTGGCGTGAGCACCGGGGCCGCTGGCCGACCTGCTGCACCCTCAGCATACCGATGAGGCAAGCGGCGCAGGTCATCACAGCCGGGCCTCCATCATCACCCACCACCGCGCGATGCGCTCGACATAGGTCCGGGTCTCGTGGCTGTTGCGCGGACCTGTGACGGCCTCCAGGCATGGGATGATCTCGGGATAGTTCCGAGCCCCGCCGCAACGCCGCTGTGCCTGGAGGATGTTCCCCAGGCCGGCGTTGTAGCTGGCCTGGGCGAGACGGTGCCGGTCGTCCTGTGGGCGCTCGCTCGACCACGAGCGGCGGAGCCGCGCCATGTAGTAGGCCCCGGCAGGGATCGCCCATCGGGCCTCATGGGGCGAGGCGGTGCCGGCGCCGATCTGCGGGGCGATGTCCGACCAGGTCCCCGGCATGAACTGCGCCAGCCCGCGGGCGCCGACCGGCGACACGGCGTCCGGGCGCAGCCGGCTCTCCTGGTAGAGCTGGGCCTTCCAGGCGAGCCAGAACGGGTAGTCCGGCCAGTACCGCTTGACCGCCGTCCTGATCGCGTCGTCATACCGATCAGGAAAGGACGAGGCCGACGAGGAGACAGGCGCCCAAAAAGCGAGCACCAAAATACAGGGCAGCAGCCAGCGGTTCATGGGTGATGCGCTCCAGGATCGAGGGGAAGCGGACGCGGGCGCGGCGATCAAGCCAGCGCGTCAGGTACACGGTCATGATGATTGCCGCCGCCGCGTAGCCGAGGTTGAGCAGCGCGGCGAGGCCGATGAATTCTTCCATCAGAGAAAGTCCTCCGGGGGGTTGGCCGGGATCACGCGAGCGGCGATGCCGGCGATGTGCCAGTCATGGTGAGAGGGTGCCCAGGCGGCCGGCTGGTAGCCTGCCGGGAAGGGTTCGCCGTGCCGGACCTGGACGACCTCCAGCGTCGCGCCAGGTGGCAGGGAAAGGGCATGCGGGGCGGTCACCGATCGAGGCCGAGCCGGGCTCCGAGCAGGCGCTTGACCTCCTCGATGCGGACCTCGATCGCGCTGAGGCGCTCGAGCACGCGCGTCGAGGCGGCCCGCCCGTCTTCTTCTCGGTCCTCGAGCTTCGTGACGCGGTCGTTGATGTGGCGCTGAGCCGCATTGAGCTCGCCCCAGGCAACGAGCCCGCCGGCCGTGACGATGAGGACGGGGACGAGCATCGTGAGCAGCCGCCAGTCGATCCGGGCGGCGTTGTTCTGATCGGCAGCCATGCGGGCGATCTCCGGGCATGAAAAAAGCCGCACGAGGCGGCCGGGTAACGGACGGTTAGGGATTGCGGTCTACTGTCCGCGTGCAACCGACTCTACTTTCAACCGCGCTGCGCTCCCGAGCCGGCGCGGTTTTCTTTTTGCTCAGGCCGGTCGGCGCTCCCGGTACTCGGCAAGGTTCCGCTGGCAGTGGCCCCAACGCCATTCGACGAGCAGGAACAGCGTGTTGACGACGGCGACCCGGACGTGGCCGAGGACGGCCCCGCGCTCCGCCAGCTCGGCCGATCGAGCGGAAAACGACAGGTCGGTTCCGCCACCGGTCAGCGCGTTCAGGAACTGCGTCAACGCCGAGCCCAGTTCGAACAGCTCCGCACAGACGGCAGAGAGCCACCGCCTCACGGCGAGGGCCACGCGACGACCGCCGCGGCCTCCCGCTCGGCCTGGGTGGCTGCAGCCCGCACTGCGGCCTTGGCAGCGAGCCTCAGCCGGCGGATGTCGGCGCCAATTACCTCGTACTGCTGCCGCATGGCGACCACGACGCCCGCGGCCGCCAGCACCGACGCTACCGGCTCGCCCGTCCCCGGGTTGATCGTGCCGGCCTGCACGTCGGCGTCCAGCATCGGGTAGGCACCGGCCTCCGGTTCCACCCCGACGGCGAGCGCGGCCCGCGCTTGGCGCGTCGCCTCCTCGTACTCCATCGCTTGGCCCGCGCCCGGCGTGATGTAGCGCGCCCGGACCTGCTCGGCTGCCGCGTCGATGCGGGCGCAAAGGTCGGCGACGGTCGGGGCCAGTGGCGGCTCGGGAGCCGGCTCCGGCTCGACCGACCAGGCGCCGTCACGGAACACGGCGACCTGCCCCGGCCCGACGTCCGGCGGCTCCAGCTCGGTCGCATACGCCGGCACGAGGAAGGTGCCCGGCTCCATCGGGGAGGCATCGGCGAGCCCCGGGCCCAGGAGCGCGCCCGTGTCGGGATGGTAATGGAATACTCTCATGGCGTGGCCTCTCAATACTTGATGCAGGCGAGGAGGGCGACGTTGCGCGGGCGTGCCGTGAAGCTCCGGTAATAGTTGCCGGTACCCGCAGCGGACGTGAGCGCCGTCGCCCACGCGACCTGTCCCGAGGTCGTGGTGGAGTCGTAGTCCGCATGCAAGGTCGCCCCGGTGTGCTGCGCCGCCCGGAGCGAATTATTGTCCTGGTAGATGGCGGGGATCGAGGTCGCATTCTGCGTCGCACCGATACTTCGCCCGCTGTCGATACCTCGGCCGTCGTCCCATGCGCGGACGAACTCGCCGCGGAGGTCGGGCAACCGGAAAGTGGTCGCCCCGTCTCCAGAGGAGAACGAGCCCTGCCGGGATTGCGAGGTCCAGTTGGCGTCGGTCACGAGATTGCCGCTGGCCGCGGCGAAGGCCCATAGGTCCGGGTAGGCTGTACGCGTCACAAGGGCGCCATTGGCCTTGAGAAAGCCCGCGGGCGCGGAGTTCGCGGCATACCAGACGACCGAGCCAGTAGCCGCGCGGGAGATCAGCAACTGGATGGCGGCGAGTAGCTGGGCAAGATCGTCACTGCTGGGCTCGATCTCGGAGGCAGCAATGACGGCCATGATCTCGCGTTGCGGATGCTCGATCGCGGCGGCGGGCACGATGGACCCGTCGATGCCGGAGACGGGATTGGCGTTGACGTAGGCCGCGTCTGCGGCCTCGCCGAGCGGCTGGACGTACTGCATTTCAGGCTCCCAGGTAGTCGAAGATCAAGGTGGTATGGGCCGGAGCGAGCCGGCGGAAGATGCACTCCAGGTCCTCGGCGCGCCGGATGCGCCCGAGGCGATCCGCGCCCGCGCGACCGGCACCGGACCGAAACTGCGCGATGCGCGCCGCGCCGACCGACACGCGCCAGCAGGCCCGCACCTCGGCCGGGCCGTTGAGCGGATCGCCGATCCTGTTCCGCCCAGCCACGAAGGGCCGGAACTCCGCGATCTCGACCGCGTATCCCAGTGCCGCCGCGATGCCGATGAAGTAGGCGCGTGATTGGCCGCCGCGAGCGGTGAGCCGCTCGACCAGCGCGGCCTGGCGCTCCGGGGTGGTCTGGCCGGCCGGCGAGCAGGGATCGGGCAGGCCGGCGTTGCGCTCCCAGCCCGCCAGCATTTCCGATGTGCTGCGCGGGTCCGCCTCCTCCTCCTGCAGGACGAGCGCGCGGCCGTGCGCCCGGGCGAGGCCGTCGGCCAGGGCCCGGAGCTGGTCATCGTCGGCCGGCCACGCCGGGCCGACCGGCCGCAGCCCCAGCAGCAGGGCGTAATAGTCGTCGGCCAGCATTACGCCACCCAGGTGATGGAGCCGAGCACAGCGATATGACCAGGATCGGCGGTTACGTCGGCCACCGGCGCGACCAGGTCGTGCCGGAACTCACCGGCGGCGAGGCTGATGGCCTCGCGCAGACGGGACAGGTAGAGGGTCCCGCCCGGCTCCGCCTCGCGCCCGAGGAAGTCGAGCAGCTCCGCCTCGACCGCAGCCCGGCTGGTGGCGCTGTCCGGGTTGAGCCGGATCGACAGGTCCAGCGGCTCGGCGATCGGCGCGAAGACCGTCACGTCGGCCGTGACGGGGCGGCGCTCGTCGATATACGCCTGCACCGCATCGACCTCACCCGCGGTCGGGATGATGTCCTCGCGGCCATCCGCCACGAAGGTGACGCCGACCGTGCCGAGGCCGAGGTGCGACGGGTAGACCCAGGCCCGGGTGACGCCGGCCACCTCCAGCGCCCAGGTCTCGTAGTCGTGGGCCGCACCGCCATGCGGCGGCTGCCGGATGCGCTCACGAATGCGGCCGCGCAGCTCGTCGTCGGCCTCGACGTCGGCGCCGCCGGAGATCTCGACCACGACGACGGTCGACTGCACGCCCGCGATCGGGCTGACCAGGGCGAGCCGCGCGCCGACCGACAGGTTGCCGGCTGCCCCTGCCGTCGCCGCCTCGACGGCCAGCGTCGCCGTGGCGCCTGCGGCTGTCACCTCCGCCGTGGTCACGTAGTCACCGAGGCCCGCGCGCTGGAGCACCGTGCCGGCGGGGATGGTGACGCCGGCCGTGGTCGTGGCCGTGACGGTGCCCGTCGCCTTGGAGGCCGCCTTGCGCGTGACGCCCCACCAGGACGCATGTCGGTCCAGCCAGTCGCTGTCCGCGGTGTCCGGCAGGATCTGGCGGGCGAGGTAGGAGATATAGCCGTAGACGCTATGCAGCGCCGCCGCCTGGACGCGGGCTTGCACCTCCAGATCGGCGCGCCGCAGCACCTCGTCTTGCGTGAGGCGGGCGAGCAGGTCCGTCCGGACCTCCTCGATAAGCTCCGAAAGGGTCGGCCGAGCGAAGCCTGTATCAGCCATTGGTGATTGCCCTCCAGGCATCTTCGAAACGCATGTCCACCGGTCGCCCGTCGGTCCGCCAGATGCGGCAGATCAGGGTCATGCCGTCGATCCCGCGGCGCTCGGCCGTCACCTCGACGCGCGAGGCGACGCCGTCCTCGATCAGCCAGGCCAGAGCCTCCTGGGCGTATTCGCGGGCTCGGTTGATGGTCTGCTGCGTCAGCTTCTCGCGGGCCAGCAGCCAGAGCCGGGAGCCGATCCGATCGCCCTCGGCCGTCGGATAGGTGTCGCCCCACCACCCGTGCCGGCTGTCCGCCGGCAGGGCGTCGTCGGGCCGGGCGCGGCGCCAGGTGAACAGGCTCACCAGGACGGCCCGGGCGAGCGGCTCGCCCTGCGTCAGGTCGAGCGAGAGCGTCTGCCCGTCGATGACGACGGACAGGTCCTGCGCGAAATAGCTCATGTCACATGCTCTCGTTGGGGACCGCGGTGCTGCCGCCGCCCGGCTGGACACCGCCGTGGGTATGGCCGTCGTAGACCTCGCGCATCCCGGCCATCGTTCGGCCGTCGGTGTTGCAGCGGTCCTTGACCTCGCCCGTCACCTCGAGCAGCGGCGTCTCGATCCGGACCTTGGTCGCGGCCTTGATCGTGAGCGTGCCGCCGCGCCGGTACCGGATCTCGTCGCCCTCGTCGGTGTAGATGCACACCTCCCCGGGCTGGAGATCGGTCGGCCGATATCGGGGATCGGACACCACCGCTGCAACGCCGTGGCTCCGGTCGCCGCCGACGAACACCACCAGCGCCGACGCGCCGGTCAGCGGGTGCGACGTCCAGCCGTAAGGCTCCGCATGCTCGACGCCGTCCTTGGCCTCGCCGGCGAGTAGCGCGACCTGGAGCCGTTGCGCGCGGCCCTGACCGACGGCAGTCACCCGGGCACGGGCCAGCATCATCTGCAGGCCGCGCCGGAGCGGCGCCATCAGCCGCCCCACACCACGCGCATCCATCACGATACCTCCCGGACCGTCTGGCCGGGCCGGACGTCGACCCAGTTGCTGCTCGCGCCGCCCGAACCACCCTTGGCCGTCGGCGTCTCGGGGAGCAACTCGTAGGCCGCGCGCGGCGCAACCGTCAGCGTGGCGATGCTCCCAGCGTCTGACAGGCTGTAGGTCACCTCCGCGATCAGCATGTGCATGTCGAACCCGATGATGGGATCACGCACCCGCACGAGCTGGTTCGGAATCCACAGCCGCCCGTCGCCCTGGCGCCAGCCCTGCACGGTATAGGTCGCCTGATAGCTCCGGCCGGCGCGATGCGCCGCTTCCCAGCGGGCGCGGTCGCGCGCCGTGCCGCCGTCGGGCTGCCCGTCGGCGATGATGACCATCTTCCGGGTTCGGGCGATTCCGGTGTCGGGCTGCTGCGCCTCGACTTGGCTCACGGCAGCGGCGGCCGGGGCCTCGTCGAGTTCGGCATCCTCGCCGTCGCCGGTCAGCCAGTCGTCGTCCGTCGCGGCCCGCTGGCCCTTCACGATGTACTCGGCGAACCGATCCTTGAAGTCGAGCCCGGCCGAGCCCGAAAGCACGTTTTCGCCGACGACGAGGCCAGTAGCGGCCCGATCGGTGCCCGCCCGCGTCAGCACCAGCCGGCCGTGCGCGTCGTCGGTCGACAACAGCGCGCGGAGCTTCAGCATCCGGTCGATGCTTTCGAACACCGTCTCGCCCTGCTGGATCTGGTGATCCGCGATCGGCGGTCCGGTGTCAGCCGCCGTCAGAACTTGCACGCCATAGGGCTGGGCGAGGTCGGCCGCGATCTGCTCGACCTTGCGGCCCTGCCACTGCCCGGGCTCGTGGATCGCGGAGCAGTCGACCAGGTCGGCCGTGCGGGACCGGCCGCGGATGCCGACGGTGATGGCCTTGGCGTCGTAGCTGATCGGGGTCGCATCGACATAGCCGGTCAGCACCTGGTCGGCACCGATGTAGACGCGGCACTCGTCGCCGGGCGCGATCCGGCGGGCGAGGTCGGAGCCGGGCCAGCGATCGGTGACGGACAGATCGAAGTCGCGAGCCTGCCGATCGATGCCGGCGGTGATCTCGACTTCCTTCCAACCGCCGTATTCCGCCCCGTTGACCACGAGGCGGACCCGGTTCTGTTCGGTCATGCGAGCACCTTCAGCGGGGCGACGGGGACGAACCCGG